ATATAACCCATTCAGGTCGTTCATTAATATCTTTTTCCCAATAACGAAGTAGTTTTATGTTGTGATTATGACACCAAGTATTTTTTCTTTTATCGTTTGATTTATTTTTTTTCTGTATTTCATATTTTGGAGTTGAGTATTTTGTATTTGGATTACAGTGATAGAAATCTCCATCTACTTCAATTATAATTTTTTTTGATGGAAAATAAAAATCAAAAAATGTTTTAATATTTGAAATTAAATGGTTGTGTATAAAATCAATGTCTTCAATTAACCCAATTGAATTTAAAATTTCTATAAATTTATTTTCTAACTTGGACGTTTTAACCTTTGAATTTTCTCTCATCCATTTTAGTCGTATTTTAGATAATTCTTCTTTTAATTTAGGATTATCTTCATATCGTTTTTTTTGTGTTTTTGAGCTTTTTAACTTTGACTCTTCAGATTTTGGTATTCCTTTTAATTTTTTAGATATTTTTTTACCCCTTTCTTTATTGTTTCGTAATTTTTCTTTAATACCTTCAATTTTTTTAATAGTTTCTGGTGTCTTATCTTCCCACCAACCTTTATACTTTCCTTTCTTCCAATTTTTCTTTTGGGTGTTAATTGCCTTTTGATGTGTTTCAGGATTTTTATGGTAATTATTTTTACCAGGAACTCTATTATGATGGGATTGTATAAATTTAGAATATCCTTTACCTACAGATATGAAATTGGTTGTTTCTCCACACCCACATTCACATTTAGGTTTTATACCATTTAAAATATAATTAACATATACCTCTTCAGCAGAGACATTATGTTTTTGAATGGAATGTGATCTCAATGAATTTATTCCCTCACATTCTTTTTGACATATATTACAAATAAAAATTCCCATACATATAAATATATGGGAATTAACAATATTGTGTATGGATAGATGTATTTTAGTTATTCGTAAAAAAACTAGTACACGAGTATACAACGATCCATTTGAAGCGTGGCAGTAATGTCAGCCAACTGATCAGCGTTATATGCTAATGAACCAAAGTTAACATCTGTTAGGAAAGTACCTTCCAAAATCCACTTCTCAACAACAACTCCTGTTGGATCTAACATTTCCAAGTCAACGTTTTGTTTGTAACCTGCCGCATAACCCATACGTCCTGTGACAGATTCTGCACACAAACGAACCCATTCCATAAGAGCTTGTGATGCTGAAGGACCGATTGGATCTCTAAATTTAACCTGAATAGAGTTCCAAGTAAAACGTCCTGCAACATATGTTGAAGTATTTAAGAAAGGGATTTCTGTTGCGCCGATTTTGATTGATGGTCGGGCAGCAGTTTCTACGAACCACTCGTTGATTCCCAAACTAGAGGGGAACCTTACAATAAACCTGTTCTGTCTTTTCGGTTCATACGGAACTGGCATTTTCATTAATAAATCAGCCATAATTTTATAAATTTTTTTCTTTTATGTTTATTTCTTTATTTTATAAATATTGTATTACAAATATTTTTTCTATTTACTTTGTTTTTTTTTAAAAATATACTTACTTAGACTTAGAACTTAATATTAATAAAGTTTCTTTTCTCCTCCTGCTGTTAAATAAGTCTTTAATATATTATCATCTTTTTTACTAAAATGTTGTTTCATTTTTTCTACATTTCTTACATCGTCATCTGAAAATCCAATAAATGGTGTAAAGTAATTACTAATTTTATTTTTCATAAATGCTTTCTTTTGAAGTTGATTTGACATTTGTTTCACATAACTAACAAACTCCTCCATTGCATTTATTTTTCCTTGTTCTGGATTTGTGGCGCTACCTTCACCGAATGAAACTGGATAAAATCTACACATATCAAGATACGTTCTTATCAACTGATCTTTTGTAAGTTTATCTTCATCTGCCAGCTCTCTATATTTTATTAAATTTTTAGCCAGTTGGTTTGAATCAATTCCATGCATATTCTTTTTGATTATATTATAGACAGCTTGTTTAAGAACCGATGGGGTGTGCCCTCTTGCTGTGACAATTGAAAATATTGAACCGTTGTTTATTGCTTCCACAAAATCACTCCATGCGGGTCCTGTTGGTGCATCCATTGCATCACGAAGAAAATTCTTATCCCCTGTCACCCTGAAATCTCTAAAAGGATCTTCATCAAAACCAACAATTTCTTTACCTTCATAATTAAAAGGTTCTTTTCCAATCTCTGTTCTATATTCGGCAAAATCTTCAGTTGACATACCAACAGATTTTCCATTTTTATCTTTAAGATAAATCTTGGTTGGCATAAACATTAAATTATCATCCCAGTCAAATGCGTAATATTTCATCACTGGTGTGGACGAATCTTGGATAATTTCACTTATAATCTCTCTAACAATTTTTTTATAATTCATAATAATAAATATTAGTTAAAATAAAAAAGGGAGTGAACCCACTCCCTTTTCGTATTCTTTTTATTCTTTATACATCATCAAAGGATGCCCCTGTTGGTGTAATGTAGAACGTGATATCAATAAACTCAAGAGATTTAGTTGGTTTGATGTAGATTTTACCTACCATCTGATTCTTATCTAAATCTTCTGTGTCATTTGATACAGTCACTCGGAAGTCATATAAACCTCTATCTCTTCTGATTGCATCCAAAATTGGGTTCACAGCATTCAAGAAGTCCTGTCTTACTTGTTGATCGTTTTGATCGAACAACAATCTTACAGAAACCGCAGAAATTAACTTTCTTGCTTGTAGAAGTAATCTTCTCACGTTGATTCTATCAAGAGCTGACTCCCTTACTTGTAGAGTTTTGTTACCCCAAATTACTGTTCCTACATCAGCAAAAGTCGCAATTGGATTAATTCTACCAAGATATAGAATATCTCTATCTTCTTGTGTTAACTTCTTACGAGCTTTAATTGCGTTTACGATACCACGGGTATAACCTGCTGCCGCAAACCAAGGGAATGCAATGTTATCAGTCAATGCCATATTTCTTGTAACTTCAGCAGTCGCAGGAATATAGATTTGTGTATTATTAACTGTATCTCTTGTAAGAACCCAAGGGTAATAAGTTGCAGTATAGTTAGAGTCAATACCTGTTTCCTCAAGTAAATCTACCGCTTCTTGTGGGTAAATTAAACCATCTTGTCCTGTTGTTGTTGGTAAGAATACATTGTAGTCAGGCATTGTTGTAATATACAATGAATCCGCTCTTTCGTTTTCAATCATATCAATTGTTCTTTCAACCAAGTCAGAATTGTTATATAAATCAATACCTGGTGTTGTGAACAAATTAATATTTACCGCTTCAGGGTTTGCAAAAGTTCTAATACCTAACGTATATGCATAGTAATCTGTGTTACCATATTCTATAGTACCATCACCAATTGCAATTTGTTTAAACAATCCATTACCTTTACCATTAGGGAATCTAACAGACGAACAAGCCCCATTAAGGAATCCAGATCTTCCAAGAGCAAATTTATCACCATTGGTTCTGTATTCTCTATAGATGTCCCATCCATCAAATCCACCATAAGCAAATACCGTGAATTTTCTTGAGTTTAATCTGTAGTATGGATCTGCAGGATCAGTTGGCTCAGAAGAAAAAGATGTTACACCACACTCAAAAGCAGGAGAACCACTTGACGCAAAATTACTATTAATTGTAATACCACTTGCAAATTGATCCATGTGGAATCCTTTAGTTTTAAAGTTCCAATCAAATCCTTCACCATCACAAATGTTAAGTGGTTTTCTTTTTCCTTTATATTGGAAGAAATCACTGTCCCATCCCCAGTATGATGAAATACCCAAATATGTTCTTTTTACGTTATCTCCAGCACTTACAAATGCATCATCACCACCTGAAGCTAAACCAAATGGAGGATTGAATACTTGTTCACCAGGTGTAAAGTATTTGGTTTTATAAATTGGGAATGGTGAGTGTGCTCCTGGATATTCTCTAAATGAATAACCCTCAAAACCACATGGTATTGAATCTACAGGTGCATCTTCATTCATCTCAACTAGAATGTATCTTGATTTTAATTCATATTCTCCATCTAAAGTACCTATCTTTTTAGCAATAAAATTGTTTTGAGATGGATCCATTGAACAGTTTGTAAATTTCTCTAATACAACAGGATTAGAATCTGTATCAAAATAATCTCTAACCAAAACTGTGAATGTTTCATTGTTAAATGATAAATCACTGAAAGATATTTTAATTTCGGTGTTAGCACTATTACCATCAGATATTGAATATATTTTGAACATATTAAATACCTTATTACCTCGCAATTCTGAAACCACCCAAGGTGTGCTTGGTGATTGGAATCTCTCAAGGTAAAACCCTAAAGATGTTGTATCGTTACTTTGTGCGCCTTCTGTTGTTGTAAGAGTACTTCTTAAACCTCTAATATAACCTTTACTCCAAGCGTAGTTTAATAAATTAAGGTAAGATTCCTCAACCATTAACGGAACTTGAGTTCTTGGCTTTTCAAAATTACCTCTACCAAATACTTTGTTAATATTTTTAGCGTCGCCAGCAGAAAGAGAAACTTCAAAATCAAATTCAGTTCCTTCATAGTTGGTTACACCAATACTAAATGTTGAGAACGGATTTTTCAGTACACCAGAGTATTGTCCCGTCATATCCAAAGTTACATCAGTTATACCTGTAACTTCAAACACAGGATTTACTTCGTTTGAATATGTAGAGATACCTCTTGATCTTAACGTAGTTACAACCAAATCATCATATTCAGTATATGAAGTACCTGTATAGTAATAAATCATACCTACAATTGAACCTGTGTAACACAGATTAGGTATAGGTGGTACTGTTGTTGTCGTGGTTACTGGTAAAATCGGATCACAAGTAAAATCAACATTTATTGTAACATCACCAACATCCAAAATTGCAGGATCCGTTGTAGTAAGGTTTGTAACGCTTGCTGTCAAATCTAGATTTTGGTAACTTTGATTAGGATAACTTACAATTGTACAACCACTAATTTCACCAGCCTGAAGTGTAATGGTACCAGGAATTATTATTGGTAAACCAGATAGAACTCCTAATGTAATATCAAAACCTAATGTTACATCACCTGTTACAGGGAAGTTTGCCGTTAAACAATACTCAACTACAACTGAACCTGGTGCTATAGTTACGTTCAAGTTATAAAAGTTTGTCGCCATTGTAGTTGTAGTTGTAGAAGGTCCAACCATAAATGGTGTAAAAGGATTAACTAATGTGTAAGTGTTAGTTAAACTAAGACCTGTTATTGTTGTAAAAAATGAAAACCCGTTGTATAAGCCATTATTTGAATTATTGAATAATGCATAATACCAAGTATCATTTTGTGGTGCTGATGGATTAGAAAGTTCAAATGATATATTACTCACATCCATAACATTTGTTGCTGCAGTATAACCAGCCGATGTTAAAAAGTTATAATCTGCTTCAGGTACAGAACCGTAATAATTAATTGTAGTTTCTTCAGCCAAAGGAACATTATCACTTGTAATGATATTTGTTATCATATTATTAATTTCTGTCTGAAGTGTTGTAAAACTTCCGTCAAAATTCTCATATGAATTAGCTAAAATGTTTTG